CCCATGCAGAATAAATAATCATGAACCTCGAACACAAAATCCGCCAGATCGCCAGATACAAAACGTCCGACAGCGCAGACGTGCTCAGCGCGAAGATGCGCGAAATTCGCGCGATCGAATCTGAAACGAAGCGCACCACAATCGAACCTGGTGCTCGCATCGCCATCAACGAATGCACGGATTGGCTCCAGCGCGAAATCACGCTGCGCCTCATTCGTCGTCGTGGTGAATGGTGGTATTGATGACGCTGAAACTGAAAGCCGAACACATATATGAATTGATGGCAGTGTTCGGCAAAATGCAGAAGGTCAACACGCACTACCATCAGACGTACTGGCACAGCATCGGCGGATACACGCCCGTCGAATGCCCCGTGTGCCACTACGATTATCCTGTCCATACTGGCGAATGCTGCTCTGAGGCGTGCGCGAAAATTCTCAAAAATCGAAATGTCAAACAATCATCCTTACCCGTACGCAGTCGTCGAATATGATCCCGTCACGATTGTGTCGTGGCACAAATTGGCCAGCAGCGCAGGTTACAGCGCTCGCAAACGCTATGCCAAACGCGCGTGCGGTGTGATGGCGATCATCCGCGACGACATGGGATACATCCTCGGCGTACGCGAACTGACGCGAGCCGAGCAGAACGAAGCGGGACGCATTGGCATCGATGCGCCGCGACCCGAGGATATGGTGCAGCCAATCTACATCCCGTCTGAACGTGATCGTATCCGCGGGTAGGCGCGTGCGATGCATCTATATGGTGCGGTAATAGCTCAGTCATCAACGGACGCCCTCCTACCAGGGTGTCCGTTTGTCGTTTTCGCTCAAAATTGGTCAAAAATTGGTCGTCATTTGGCGATATTGGGGGTTGACGTATATATACACCATGCTATAATTCTTTCATCGGACAAGCAAAAATGCACTTCCGACCAGACAATCAGAAAAAAATCATGAAACTCAATCCTATCGCCATCACCAACGACGTCACGCAATGTGAACATTGCGGGAAAAATAATCTCAAATCGACGGTGGTGATGCGCGATGATGAGGGAAACATAGAATATTGGGGTAGCGATTGCGCATCACGCGCGATGGGTCGAAGTGCGGCCAGCATCGTCGGCACTGCGCGCGCAGCAATGAATCAGATTGCTGCTGATAATGCGCACCTCCAGGCGCAGATCGATTCGATCAATGCTATTGATCGCGGCATGATTAACCTGGAGCTGCGTGAACGTCTGCACGGTGGATGGTTGACACTGAAGCTGGATCAGCCGATGAGCCCGGAAGCGCGGCGCGAAATTTACGTGAAATGGATGCGCGGCCGAATGTCATAGGCTGTCGCCAAATGTCATACGAAACATGTGACATATGACATGTGGAGTGTATGTCACATGTGCTATAATTCTTTCATCGGACAAGCAAAAATGCACTTCCGACCAGACAAACAAAAAACCAAAATCATGAACAACTACACCTACAACCAGATCGCCAACAGTTACGCACTGTGGATCGAATTCGCCGATGTCGACGCGGTCACGACGCGCGAGCAGTTCGACGAGATGAGCGAAGCGAAGTGCATCGCGATCCTCACCGACATGTTCGGTGCGGAAGAGGGCGAGGTCGTGGAAGTGCCCGACTTCGAGGTGGCAGCGCGCGATGCGCAGTCGTTCGACGCGCTCATCAATTCGATGTTGGGTTCCAACGAGGACAACAACAACGTGGAAGCGTGGCAGACGATGACGCACCAGCAGCGCGTGGAATCGCTGCGCAACATCTATTTCTACAACGTCATGCAGCGCTAGACCAGCCATACAGGAGAACCAGACACATGATCCAGAATATCGAAACCAACAGCCTGCTCGAACGCGCCAGCGCGATCTACGACGCGCCCGTCGAAGCCCTGCGCAGCGCAGCGAACCGCGCGATCACGCGACGCGAAGGCCCCTGCGTCGGGCTGGAGATCGACACCCCGCGCGGGGTTATCTACGCGACGTGGTCAGCGCCATTCGGAGGACGCGGGACATTCACACGCACGACGGATGCTTTCCACGCGATCGACGAACGCACGTGGGAACGCATCGCAGACGCGCTCAGCGCTGGCCACAAGCGCGGCGTCCACAGTGCGCAGGGCTGGACGTGGGAAGCAACGCTCAACCTCGCAGGCGGGACGCACTGGGCGATCGAGCAAGCCGTCGCAGCTGATGAGCGCTACGACGCCAGCAGCGCGGAAGCCCTGCTCAAACTCGCCACGATTCACTAAACACACAATAGCCCAGTGCGTGCGACACTGGGCTTCATTCACGGGAGACTACCATGACCAACATGACCACTCAGATCACCATCGCCATCGTCTGCGGCGACGAACGCAGCACCTATGTGATGCTCGACGGCATTGCCATTGACCCGCCCCTGCTGCGCACCATCAATGACGCCGAGATCTACGAGGACATCGCAGAGCGCATCGCAGCTGGATCGCTGCATGGCACGCTGTTCGGGAAGATGCGCACACACGACGAGATCGAAATCACGTACCGCGTAATCGCTCATCGATTGATGAGGCGCTTCGACGTGATCGAATGCGACAAGCAGCAGCCCGACGGGAGCTTCGCGGACGAAGTGCTCGCGTCGGGCATGGTCATGCTGCGCAGTGGAAATTTCGACAGTGAGTCGCACATCTATTGGGATGACGCTCGCATTGCAGCGCAACTTCCGCAGGTCGTGCGCGAGGACGCTGACCTCATGACGTGGTGGATGATCCACTACGCACACGATGACATGCCCACGGGCGAAGGGCGTTTCAAATTCGCGTGGACGCCGCAGACCGAGGCGATCCCGTTTTAGCTAGACAGCAAAACAGCCTGGCCGATTATTCAGCCAGGCTGTTTTTATTTTTCCATGATCCCAATCATCATCACCATCACGCTCAGCATCAGCGCCTACACGCCGCAGGCGAATCGCATTAGTGGAGGACGCATCATGGCGAATGGTCAGGCGCCTCATGCTGGTGCGTTCGCATGTCCATCGAACATCCCGCTCGGATCGCGCATAACCATCCTCGGATCAGCGCGTGATCGAGCGCAGCGATTAGGCATCCCAACAGATGGCATTTGCGCAGATCGATTCGCCAAACGCTATTCACGTGGTCATTTGGATATCTGCATCCCACGCGGATATCTCGAGTTCGACGATGCAGAGCGCCTGAAACTCGCGCGCGAATTCGGACGCGTAAAAAGTCGCGTCGTGATTACACCCAATAAAAGCCGCTGAACCAAAAGTTGAGCGCGCTTGTCGTTCCTGCGGTCGTCGTGCTGATGATCGTTCCAGCAGCGGTTGCAGAATACGTATACAGGTTAAAGTATGTCGTATTTGGATTCGTGATTCCGATGCTTGGCCAAGCCGTCGCACCAAAACCAGAATTCGCGAACACAGAAAATGTATTATGCGAATTTGCTGTAGCAGATGTTGCAACTGGAAGGCTTAAGCGAAAATCACCACTGCCGCCGGCGCGAGAGCCAATATCGCAACGAGCACTTACGTAAACAAGTGATCCAAACCGCGCATAGAATCCAGCGTTGCTTCCGCCATACGTAATGCTTGTCGGAGCTGTCGTTGAATACGTCAGTGCTGGTTCCCAAGTCGTGCGACGTGTAGATGATGCTCCGAGCAGCGTTTCAATCGCCACTACTGAATCCTGCAGGTTGTTCACGTTCGAGGCGTCGATGGTGTCGACGCTGTTTGTTTTTGTGGTGTATGTATCCAATGAAGTGGGGAAGTTTGTAGGCATTTATATCTCCTATACCGCAATTGGTTGAACTGTTACGCGAGAAAGCAACTGTGCGAATACAGTGCCTCGATTCGTCGTGCAAGTAAAAACGATTGTGTGATTACCTCGGAAGTCAGTATTCTTGATCTGCGAAATGATGTCTGCAGAAAAGATTCCAGATCCAGTTGCTGAAGTTCCGGTAGTGCTTCCACTACCGGACAATTTCGTGATTCCAGTAACTGCCAGACCATCAACTGTAAGCGTAACCTGTGGATTAATGCTATCTGTATTTACTCCATACGTTAAAGAATGCGTATGATTCGATGTCGTCACATCATGCGTATGCGATGGAATCGTAACGCTGTGCGTGTGATTGGCAATCGTTACATCATGAGTATGCGCAGCTATCGTTACAGTGTGCGTATGTGTTGCGATGGTAACAGTATGTGTGTGATCGCTTAGCACGACGCCATGTGTATGTGCTGATTCAGTAGCAGTAAATACGGTGCGATCCGCTCCGCTGTTAGCGTATAGCGTGGGTGGAGTTGTTCCAGTATCTACATATATCGTATAAACTGGAAGCGCGGCTGTATTTTTTACTGTGATTGCATGCTGATGTCCAAGTCCAGATTGACTTGTTATTGTCGCTGATCCAGCTGAAGAACTAGTAGGCGTCGATGAACCGCCAGATGAACTAGTAGGCGTCGATGAACCGCCAGATGAACTAGTAACAGTTGATCCTCCGCCAGATGAACTTGTTTGCGTCGATGAACCACCAGATGAACTAGTAACTGTTTGTCCGCCACCAGATGCAGCACCAGTCGCAAACGTTCGCAGTGGAGCAAGCTCGAACTCAATCGACATCTGATTAACTTCAAGAACCTCGGAGCCAATCGTGAAAGAGAACGAGGCGGTATTTGTTCCAGCCTGATCCATTGGCATTGTTGGAGATGCCTTGCTGTAATACGTCTGTGTCGGTTGCGTGCGAAGCTTCAGCGTCTGCACGTCTGCGAGGATGTCATACAAAATTTCAGTGTTGCCTATTACAGCATCACCGTTCGCGCTGATGTCCAGAGACACCGTCGAATTAGCGTTCTCGTCGAAGTCGCGGTTAATGCGCGTGACGTAGAAATTGCTTGTAACGTTGAGCCATCCAATGTTTCCAGTCTCAAGCTGCGCAGTACCGTTATAGATCACGCGCACGAGATCACCAACGCGAAGAGTAGATGGCACCCCTGATGCGGTCAATGTATATGCATCGTTCTCAGTGCTGTAATTCTGGAGATATGCAGATGCGATGTCGTAGAGTGCGTTTGCCGCATTCTGCGTGTCAGCGGCGCTATTCGTGATCGGTCTGATTTCATTCCAAGCCACCACGCGATCAACGCGCCCATATGTCGCCTGACTCGTCGTATCCTCAATCCAATACGACGTGACCGATGAGGTAGAACCTACAGTGCCACTCTGGATCGTGTAGGGCGTCGTGCGATTGCTGTATCGTAGGTTGAGTTTCGTTTCTCCAATTCCTGCGCCAACTGGATATACGCGATTCACTACCTCGGAGCCTGCGCGCGTTCGCGTGATTTGCGTGATGAGCGCTTGATTCGCCGGAAGAACATCAAGCACCATCGTGGGCGCGACGAAGTTTACGGTTGGCGTTGTGCTCGTAAATTTACCGAAACGAATCTCTGTGTCATCCTGCCTGCGAAACCATCCACGCATATACTGGCGCATGTAATCGAGGATGCGCAAATAGTTCTCGCCTTCGACTGAGAACGTAATCGGATCGGTGATTGTGTTTCCGTCTTCATAGGTCGCTGTCCATGTCGCACCAAGATCCGATGATTGAAGCAGCGAATTCAGAACGGTATTCAACGCTGCGTTATTGTAGCTGCGTCGGAATCCTGCCACGAGCTCAGCAAGGCGAATCAGCGAATCACGACATACGATGGAGATCGTCTCAGCTGTCGCATCTACCGTCGCGTCGTAGTGCGTATATTCACCGAGATACCCAAGCTGGCTTTCATAGATGCGATAGCGATTACCGCGCGCAAGTCCGAGCTTCGAGGCGATCGCAGCAGGAATCGTGATCGATGCTTCACCTACCTGATTGATTACATCGCTAATGGAGATATTGAATACCTGCGTGATTGGCGGGCCAATCTTTACACCAGCAGAAGTAAAAACGTCAATTCGAAAACTCATATGTAGGCACCTCGATAAACAATCGTTCCGGTTACTGCAGTGGAAAATGTAATGCGATTGCTTCCAGGATAAAGATACCCAAGCTGCGCTTGCGTATTTGGCAACGTGATGTTCTTGTAGTCATCTGCGCCATTGAGCGTCACGTTGTTTAGACGACAGTCGATCATAAGCATCGTATCTTCTGGTTTTGATGCCGAATAAATAATCTGCTGTTTGCCAGTGCCATCATAGAGCGCTTCTCCGTAAAGAGGAAGACCATATGTCGAACCACTATCCCGTCCAATAGATATGGTTAGTGTACTTGCGATGGCAGATGTGATATAGAACGTCAACCATGAAGAGCGCGCGTTGCCATTGTTTGCGATTGTGCGCACTGTCGTCGCAGTAAGGATGCTCGTCGTATCTGTAATCTCGTACCAGTAAGGACGACAAGAGAATTTCAAGTCATAGGGATTTCGATCTTGATTCTGCCAATATATTGGTGATTGCCGCGAATCGATTGATACAAGTTTTGCCCACGACATCACGTCAGCACCTGCGCGATTTTTTGCCTTCAACCATCCAGCACGTCCGAGGCGCTGGAATAGTGCGCGTGCATTTGTATTACCCGCACGGTCAATAAATGAAGCTGAATATTCCGTCTGTATCAATGGCGATTGCATCCCGTCAAGATCGTACATCCCATCCCCGAGAATGCGCGTCATTGATGGAGATACGACACGACTAATCGATACTTGATTCTGACCATATGTCGAATCAAGCGCGATTCCGTCAAATTGGGTAATGTATCCGATCATTCATTTACCTCAAAATTGCAAAGCCTGCGCGCTGCAAACCAGAGACAACGCCACGCTCAGCAGTTGCAGCATCTCCACCGTAGACATTTACCACGACATTGGCGCGAGCACCAGACGATGAATCATTAGTTGTTCTAGATGCAGACGTGCGACCTTGCGGAATCACGATCGGAGTCCATCCCATAAAAGGAGCGATGGTATTCCAATATTGGGCGGCAGTGCGAATTGTCGAAATAATCGCTTCCTTGATTTCGTTGAAACGCGCGATTGTGTCGTCTCTGAATTGCTGCCAGACAGTGGCACCAAGATTCTTAATTGTATTGATCCAATACTCGACCGTGTTATAGATCGCAGTCCACTTCTCGGTGAAATATCCATTGATGTCTCCGAGAATTTTTTCGATGCTGGTTCCGCTCCGCGCAAGTTCGCTGTCGATGTATTCACGCGCTGTGTCTATCCATTTCTGAATTACGCCGCTGATGCGAGTCCAGATGTCATTGAATGTTTTCTGGATAGCTCCGAGCGCCCCTTCTGTGTCACCATTGATGAGCGCCAGAACTGTATTGATGATTCCCTTGACCAGATCAAGCGCAGTGCCGACGATGATTTGAATCGCACCCCATGCGGTCTCGAAGATAAACTGAATTGTCGGAAGGTATTTTTCGATCGTCGCCTGAATGGCTGGAAGCGCAGTATCAATCGCGGTCGTAATGATGAGCATTACGCCAGAAATAATTTCCTTGATCGAAGTCCAATACTCCATCACGAAACCAGAAATCGATTCCCCGTTGTCTTTCCAGAATCCTTGCACGGCAGTGAGAATCGGCTCCACTATATTCTTGATGCCCTGCATGATCGAATCAATCTTCTGCCCAATGATGTCCATGTTTTCGCTGGTGCTATAGGACATCGACGTGAATGCCTCAATGAAGAAATCAACGACGGGCTTTACGTATTCATCGTACCCCTTCACGATGGCATTGAATACATTTACGACAGTGTCCCGAATCGTTGGCCAGTTCGTGGTCACCCAATCAATAACCAGCTTTAGCGATTCGATGATCGCTGGAAGATTGTCTTTTGCAAATGCGATGAATGATTGTATGACTGGGATCATCGCAGCAGATACCTGGGGGAGATATTCAGCCGAAAGATCATTCAGCGTATCCATGAATGGCATGATCGCTGGCAATAGTGCATTGCCAATCGTTACGCTCATGCCCTCCATGCGCATTTGAAGTTCTGCGGATTTCTTCCCGAACTCGATACTTGCGTTCACGCCATCGTCGCCAACAGCAAGCCCGAATTCCTTTGCTTTCTTCATGGCGTTGTCAAGTCCGCCATTGGCAAGCGCCGCCATTGTGTCGCCCAAGTCCTTGCCACTGCGCCCGAATATCTGCGTCATCACGTTGGTCTTTTCGAGACCATCGGGCATTTTCGCGATGGCGTTTGCGGTGTTCTCAATGATGGCAGACGCGGGAAGCATTTTCCCATTGGCGTCTTTGTAGCTGATGCCAAGCGATGTCATCAGCTTCGCAGTTTCGCTGGCCTTGCCGTTGTTGTCCTCCAGGCCTTTGGTGAGCTTCACCATCTGCCCAGTGACGGCGCCGACATCGCCACCTACGCCTCTGATCGCAACAGCAAGCGCCGCAGATTCATTGGCATTTGTGCCGAGCACATCACCCAGTCCATCGAGCGTGCCCGCCCATGCGTTCGTGTCGCTGATCGTTTTGATCGCAGCAGCGCCAATCGCGGCGATGGCAGCACCAGCAGCAGCAGCAGCACCAGCAACTGCAGTAGCGACAGCCTTTGCAGCTGTGCCAATGCCCTTCATCTTGTCCGAGAGATTGTCAGATTCCTTCGCGGACTCTCTGGCTGATTTGGAAAATCCATCGGTCTCACTGGACGCCTTGTCAGTGGACTTAGCCACATCGCCAAGCGCATCCTCAACGCCGCCCGATGATTTGATGACATCGTCAAGGACGTTCGTCATCTCATCGCGCGCACGCATTACGAGATCAATAGGAATTTCTTCAGCCATTTTTTCTCCTCATAACATCTTGTTCAGCGCCGATAATCGTAAGATGGCGCGCAACCGTAAGCGCATCTGGAAGCGGCCATGTGTGATACACATCACGCGCCAGCCAAAGCTCGAGCATCTCTGGAGGCATTGAATCGCCTACCCAGAGGTGTGCTTTTACGCGCTCGTCGAGGGCGCGCCCGTCCCTTTTGGGTTAACAGCCTCGGCGTAGGCCTTTACGAATTCCTCGACAGCTGCTGCGACTTTCAGTGCGGGAATCGCCTTCTGGCCACCAACAACACATCGTCCAATCATCTCGAACAGAGAGGCGCTGTTGATCTCTCCAGAGGACAGCAGCGCCACATCTTCGAGTGTCAGGTCATCGAATTTCCATTCCCACATACTAGATGGTAGCCTGCGTCACGAACGGAGTTTCAATCACGATCTCGGGCATGACAGCTGCTGCACCATCTTCGCCAGTAGGCCACACCGGAGCTTTGACATATCCAGCATCCGAGGTGAATTTGTAGTTACCGGTCGATCCACCACGCGGCGACCAGCGCACGTAAAGCGCAGTGCGGTTCGCATATGCCGAATGCGCAAGACCCCAGGCACCAGTCGTGCTCTCGGCGTACATGGCGCGCACAGTGATTGTGCCAATGCCATATCCACCAATCGTCTGCACTTTCGTCGCCTGGCCAAAAACGCCAGCAGCTTCAGATTCAAGATCGAATCCCGACATGGTAACGCTGTTTGCGTCCGTGCTGATGTCAGTCCACGTTGAGTTGTTCATTGACAGCTCGACCTTGCAGTTCTTCATCGTGTAAGCCATTCTAAATATCCTCCATTACGGACACAACAGCGCGTACCGTAAAAAATGCCTGCTGATCCCATTCCAGCAAGCCCTGACTAATGTTTTCTATTTGGCTAAACTTTGCAGTCCCGCCAAGTTCGGTGTCATCATCGATTGCGTTTAGCAGCGCCTCTGCCGCCGCACGCCCAGCGATGTCTTCATCTTTTACCATGCCAGTAGCTCCGATGATTACCACGACCTCGAAGCTATGCGTCCGACGCATCTTGCTTCGCTGAAACGTTGAACCACTCAGCGTAGAGAACGCCTGCGATTCAGTGCCAGTGTTCGTCCATTTCGTAACGACAGCGGGAAGCCTCTGAGGCGGAGCGCTCGGTATCCCAGTGTATTTGCTCTTCGCAGATACACCGCTCGCAACGAGATTCGTCAACGCATCGTAGCACGTGGTAATGCTCATCGGTACGTCCTTCGCTTGTAGCGCGACAACACCGCACGCACATCAGCGGGATACGAATCGGACTGCTGCGTGAGACCTTCACCTGCTACATTCGTCGCGCCAGTTTCATTGCGCTTTGCCCAGAACCAATATGCAAGTCGCATCGATGCGCGGATAACATCACTCGGCGCGCCTTGCATGAATCCAAAACGTCCGACGACAGTAACACGCGCGTCCGTTGGAATCGTCCACGTATAACCGCTCTTCAGTTTGATCGCGTAGTAACTGCCGCGATATGAATTCTGCTCAGTGACTGCGATGTTCATGGGAAGCAGCCAGTACTGCCCATTGGTGATGCTGGTGCCATCGCCATTCGTAATGCTGGTAATGCTGACCAGATCATCCGCGAGCCACAGCGTGTCGCCGTCAACATCATCCATCGTGTAATAGTGCGTGTGTGCAGCATCACCCTGGCCGAATGTGCGCTGCGTCTGCGAGTAGATCTCTGCGTCCGCCTGATCTAGGAATGACTGTAGCAGCGTGTTCTCGGCAGTCGTGAACGTGGTCTGAATGCCGCCAGTCATCTCAGTGATGTAGCTCTTGAAGTCTGCGAGCGTCGCGTAGCTCATTGTTTAGGCTCCTCGACGCTGAGCGTCATTCCGAGTTTCTCGTACTTTTTGGAGAACGCCTCGGGATCCTTCGCGCCTTCGGTGAGAACATCAAACCAGCTCTGAGGCGTGACCAAATACTCGTCGATGTGCGGCGTAACAATCGATGAATCGCACCAGTGCGGGATGCCAGTCTTCATACACGACAAGCCGAAGTTCCAGTCTTCAGAGTTCTGAACTTCGTTCTCGAATCCATCCTTATACGAGAACCGAAACCATGGCCACTGGTAACCAGCTTCCGCCAATTTGCGGAATGCACTGCGACGAATCGCGATTGCGCCTGTTCCCACGATGTCGCACTTCATCAGATCGCCAGTGAATGACGTTGGGATGCTGTGCGTGACGCCTGACGCATCGACGTGATACATGCACGGATCATGTGGCAGACTGCGGCGAAATGCGAGCGCTGATACGACCTCGTGCTCAGCATCGCACCGCGCGATCAGATGCGGGACGATGTGCGTAGGATGCACGTGGTCACAGTCCAACATGACCATCACGTCGTCGTCATCGTGCGAGTGATGCCAGAAGATGCGCGATGCTGAATTGCGCGCATCATCTACGCGCTTATACGGCATGGAGATTCGATTGACTCCGTGCTTCGCCGCGTATGCTGCAACATCAAGCAGCGCGCCTACAGCGTTTGCATTCAACGATCGCTCGACCGGGACACACCAATAGCCTCTCATTTGATCACCGCTTCGAAGTCATTCGGCCAGTTAATCTTCCTGCGCATCTCGCAGATGATGGAATCGTAGTGATGATGCGAGTAGCCGCGCTTGTACGTCTCATCCATCGTTGCCTTCTTGAAATGAACATGCCGATGCTCCACAGAAGCGTGCTGCGCCCAAGCGTATTGTCCAGCACTCTGCGCACGTTCGGTAGTTTCCAAATCAAGAGACCAGCTGCGATAGTGAGGACATGCCATCACGCCGCCGTTGTGATTCACAATGAAATCTCGCGTCATCAGATAGTGTGTCGCGAGATTCTCACCATTGGTCATGCCATCGTTGATTCCCACGCATCCACGATTGCGCGTTTTCTGGACGCGCAAAACCTCATCGAGCCATCCATGGTCTGGCCACAGATCGTCTGCCCCGAGAAAGTAGGCCTCGTAGTCCGAATGAACTTCAAGGCCATAGTTCCATTTCTGCACGGCAGTCATCCTCGGAGACACTGGCACAAATTTGATTCTTTTCGACTTCACCTGGTCATATTTTGCGCGATCATCTTCGGTGATGATCACGATATCCGCAGATGAGGTTTCCAAGAATCGCGTCACACAGCCGATTGCCTGCTGCGTCCTGTTCCATGTTGGGAGAATGACTGCCGTTTTCATGGTCGCAATGTTACGACAGATTAGGCGAGCCGCAGAACCTTGATGGCATCGCTAAGCATGACGTGCGAGTCGATACGCTTGCCCCAGCGGAAGCCAACCTGACCAGTGGCGGCGTACAGCTCATCCAAGCGCTGGAACGTCAGCTGGCCGAAGTCCGCGATCCAGAAGTACGACAGATCGCCGAATGCGATGACCTTGTTGCCCGTGGCGATCGTCGGCGCAGTGCTGACGGTATACACAGGGCGACCAAGAATCGTCTCGGGCTGACCAGCGCTGATAGCGGGCTGCCACAGGAACGCGCCAGTCGTGCCATTTTCGCGGTACTTGCGAATGACCTTGAGCGTGGCATCGTTCATGACCCACACAGCACGCGAGCGGTACTGCGTCGCCATCGAGTGATACAGATCGATAACTTCATCAATCGTGATCGCGTTCGTGGCAGAGGCGGTAACGCCAACGCTCGCGCCAACGAACAGACCCTGCGGCTGACCACTGCCCGTGCCAGTTGCGAAATAGCTGTTCTCGCGAATCGTGAAGCGATTCACTGCGTCGGGCTGAATGAATTCGCCGAACACATTGACGCGCGAATCCGCGAGGAGTTCCTCGCTGACTTTCGACAAAGCCGTGACCTTGTATGGAATGAATTCCTGCTCGCCAACAGTCGGTTCCTGCTCATCATAGGCGACGCCCTCAGCGGTCAACAGCGCACCAGTCGTGCTGTTCACAAGCTTGGGAACACGGAAGCTGTTCGTGCCGCCGATGCTGATCGTGCGAGCGCCAGCAGCGCGCAGGATCGACGCCTCATTGAGCGCCGTGACCACTTCATTCGAATAGCCACGGGGAACCAGATAGCCACCTTCGCCAGCGGTGCCTTCATTCATCGCGGCTTTCGCGGCGATCATGGCATTCTTGTCACCGAAGCGATAGTAGCGCTCGAAAGCCTTCGCGGCTTCCTCAGCTTTCGCAGCATCGCTGTCGGGCTTGGCGCCAACATTGACGTTGAAGGCAGGGCGCTGCGCGGCGAGCACAGCTTCGTTCAGCTTGGCGAACTCAGCCTTGAGCGCACCGATCTCGTCGACCTTCGCGGCCTCAGCCTGCACGGGAATATTGTTCTCTTCCATTTTAGTAACCTCAGTCTTGGCGGCAGTCTTGCCATCATAGATGTTGACCTGCGCCGTATTGTCCGCTTGCGCGGAATCGTTGTTTGGCATATCCGTCGAATCGATCTGCGCGAGCATCTCGTCAAGCGTCGCCTTCATCGCCAGCAGCTTTTCGCGGTTTCCCTTGTTGAAAGGCTTTCCAGCTTTTGAGGCGTCGACTTCGCCCGAATCGCTCAGATCGATTTCCTCAAACAGCGCTTTTGCTGCGGCAACTGCCACAGCGCGCGGATTGACAGCAGCTGCGCTCGTCTCACCATCCATGAGCGAGAGCGCGAAGATTGGCCACGATGACACGCGACCCGGCTTGCCAACAATGCCAGTCGGACGCACAAGATGCGTCGATGAATCACTGCTTGCGCGGGCAATCCCGCCAACAGCAGCATCATATACAGCGCGTGCCTTCTCGTGCGCGGCGTCGAGCTTCACGCGAAACACGTGACCAGCCTCTGACGCCCCCTGGTAAATTGCGGTGCCGAGACGCTTAACAGATTTCGCGGCGCGTTCAGCAAAGCCGTGGTAATAGTACGCGGGCACTTCATCACCAGGCTGAAGTTCGACGTTCGTCTGCGCGTCGAATACCTGCCCCTGACGATCCGTGCCAAATGGCAAACCGAGAACTTCGAGTTCCAGATCGCCCGCCGCCTTAACTGCATCTGTCATCATATGACCACCTCTTTTGTGATTATAGAACACTTGTTCTACGACCGATTCGATTTGTCGAAAATGCGTTCCGCAATCAGCTTGCCGACGTTCTCGTAAAGATCGCCACGCGCATTTGAAAGTTCAGCCCATGCGCGATATACGAAGTTGTTGGGCTTCATGCCGCGCACGCGCTTCTTGCGAAACCATTGCCCGGTCGTGGGATTCTGCCATTGCAGGAATGGTGCTTTTTTCGGGACGATGTATGCATGTCTCGGGCCGAAGATGCCAGTTCCAAAAACAATCCAGTCAAGAAGATTTTTTGGGCGATCCTTCGCATACCAATTGATACGCAGTTCGCCGAGCTGCGGGCCACTCTTCTTCAACGAATATGTGAAACCATCCGCGAGCGATCCTTTCTGAACAGGCGCCATCTTTTGGAGAACCTTCACCTGCTCGCGACCGTATTTGTCGAGTTCGTGCAGCGCGATTTGCAGATTCTGCTTCTTCGCCTCTGTCAACGCGCCACGATAATTTTTGAGCTTCTCTGGCTTGAGCAGGAATACTTGAACAGGCTTAGGCATTTCGCACCATCACATCCTTGGCGGCGTAGGCCTTGCCAGCGATCGTGAACACAGGTTCTTTCACAGACGCCTTGATGCCATCGTGAATGCCACCACGATGCAGCATCTCAATTACGCCGAGTTCATCGCCATCGATTGTTTCAGCGATGAGTCCGACGGGATCGACGTATGGGAATGCCTTCACTTCGGCGGGATATTCTTTCTCAATTCCCTTCACCCATCGAAGACCAGCATCTCCGCCCCACAATAGCCATGCGATGTATCCCGTAGAAGGATCGTCCTCGTTTCCCCATCCATCGGCTTGCTTGTCCACTTCATGGCGCGCGAAATACGACAACATGCGATTGATGGTGTCGGGCGGGATGCGCTTTCCATTTGACAAATCACGCGCGCGAGCAACGCCTACTTCAGTGCCGCCGCGTCCGAATTTGCGCCGCAGTTCAAGACCAAGCGCAGCAGCTTCGCGCACACTGCTCGGAGGTGCCCATGGATCATTCACCGTCGTATCCACTGCCATTGCCGCGATCTGTTGGTTCCCATCGCTTGGCGCCACATCGCTACTGACGACATCAGGCATATCCTGCATCGTTGCTGGCGCAGGAGTCGGCGCCTGTAACTGTTGGCTCAACAGCGACATGATCTGTTCGTCGGTGAGATTCGGTGCGCTGATGCGCAGCAGCGTAGCCGCAGACTGATCTGTCAGTGTGCCAGCATTGCGCGCTGTAATGATCGCGACGAGTGGCGCGGTGTCTGCCACAACGTCCGCCTGCGAAGCTTCCATCAGGATGCGATCTGCTGCGGGATCCTCACTCGCATCAAGTCCGACGATCTCACGCGCCTCATTGACTGATGCGAGGTTACTCGCATTGAGCGCAATGGCACGCTGAACTTTTGAATCCGCGTCTTCGCGCATCGCAGAGATGTTCGACAGATCGTGCTCGAAGTAAAGGTCTTCTTCGCCGTACTCCGCACGAATCAACGAGAATGTAAGTTCCTCCGCGACGAATGCGCATTCATCGTTCGCGAATGAATCCCAAAACGTGCGCATCTGAATTGCGGCGTTTGCAAGCACGGACGCATCGCTGAAATCTCCTGCCATCGCGGGCGGGACGCTGTAGCCCGCCATGATTTCTTTTGCGATGCGGATATTGCGCTGTTCGCGCTGCATCTCCGCCGCCGAGAACGCATCCGCGCGGTAGTCAGTGCCAAACGGTACGTGCATATCACGTCCAGCATTGCCAGGATTTTTGCGAAAGCGATCCCATTCCTGCCGCGTGCGCTCGAAATCAACCATGATCTCATCGACGGGATGGATGACCATTCCGCCCTTCTGCCCGCCACGCTTATCGATGCTGGACTGCGCACTGTCTGCGAGGTTGTATCGATTGATCGCATTTAGCGCAGTGGCAGTCGGACTATCTGCATCGACGCCGCCATCCATCGATGGGTAATACAGATCGATGACATCTGCGCGGGGAATGATGCTGTTAGTTGGGAGCCATCGATAGCCAGAGATCCACATGACAGGATCGGGAACTATATCGATATAGTTCATCGGCAGGATGTAGAGTTCAGAAACTCCACTCGCGCCGCGCACTTTTTGTATGATGCATCGCCCGTGCAAACACAGCTGCTGCTCAATGCCACGTCGGAATGAACGCGCGTTGAGGTTCAAGGGGTTTACAGTTTCGAGCAAATCAAGGACGGGATGTTCCATGATCTCTTCCTTATCATCACCAACGCCTCGATACAGTTTCATTGGCGCTTGCGCGATCGCCGCCATGCGCGCCTTGACGCAGTTGTACGCCCAGACGTTGGACTTGACCGCGCCAATGCGTCCCTCTGGTGAATTGCCGTATTCGGTCAGACCTGATTCATCGGTCGTGTTCCAGACATTGCCCCACCATGGCGGGCGCTGTAACGCGGCCTTCACTGCATCGGGCCTGCGCCCAAGAATTCGATCGATGATTCCCATATGCCTAACCTCCAAACGTAAACGGTCTCGCTGCGCACGCTGTCCATGCCAAAGCAAGACTCATTACGCAGTCGTCATGCACGCCCGACGGCGCGCCATATCTCATAGCCCCAGACGGAAGCCTTTCTCCTTCATACGATTCAAGCTCTCCTCGCAATTCACGATTGTCAATGATAGCGATCTGTCGATTGTCAAATGCCGCCGCAAGTGACTCGATCGCCTCAGCCTTGCTGTTGTTGGTCGTCACGAAATCGCGCACGCGGATTCCATCCTGCCTCAGGATGTCGTTGTTCGGCTTGCCCATTGAGTTCGATTCAGCGACAACGACGAACACATCGTAGCGTCTGCACACAGCAGCGATGCGCTCGCGCTGCACGTTGTATGGCAAGCCCGTGAATCGCTCAATGTGCACGACCTCACGCGTCGTCTGATCCATTACCGTTAGCACGGTGTAATCACCGCTCAGTGCCCAGTCCAAGCCCGCGACATACGTGCGATCCGGCAGAGGCGCGTCAATGTGTTTCGCGCGCACTGCGTCGTTGATGCTGCGGAACACGCCTCCTCCGTCGTCGACGAATTCAGCCATCCATTCCTGCCTAAATGTCCGATCGCCAATTGATTCCCGCGCACGCTCGAACGCCTCGCGGATCATGGGATTCGGATTGGCGGATGTTGGCGCTTGAAATGATGCGATGTCCGACGTGTGCTGTCGCCCGCGCAGCCACTCGCGATAAAACCAATTGCGCCCGTGTGGCGTGCTAAT